AAATTTATTGATAAAAACATGTATACTATATTTAAAAAAGATAAAGATAGAAGAGTATGTGATGCTATAAATATACTTTTTAAACGTAGAGAAAATATAGAAATATTTAATAAAAAGGCCCTTTATATATACATTAGAGAAATGACTGATGTAGATACTCCTGTTATTACTAAAGTAACTAAAATATTAAAAAAATATCAAAAAGAATTATATAGTGAATATCAAGAAAAAGGATATATAAAAATTTAATTCTTCCCATATTTATAATAAAATAATATGGATCCATTAAATCAAATACTTTTTGATGATAAATCTTTTTCAGATTTACTTAAAGAAATTCATGGTAATCAAAAGAAAAAAGCAAAACAACTTGCATCTTTAATATCTGAATTACGTCCTTTAGTTCAATCTTTAGGAGATGCTACTGTCATAGTTCCTTTAATAAAGGAATATATGGAAATTAGTGTCAAAAATGACGACCAATTAATAAAAATGGCAGCTATTGTTCAACGTTTATCTACAGGAACAACTTTAAGTGGAGATAGTGGCTTATTAACAGAAGCTGAAATGAATCAATTAATGGATGTAGCTGAAGAAATAGCTAAAACAGTTGAAGAACCTAAACAAATAGAACAACCTAAAAAATAAATGCCAGAAATAAATCAATTTAAAAATACCAATAAAAACGGTAAAGGTAGTGGTTTAGTACCTGTTAAAGTAATAGATATTATTTTAGACATGGATCACCCAATGGCAGAATCTTTAGGAGGTTGGGATAGTTTAGGTACAATACTTTATCTTAGAGTAGATGAATTAGTAGATAATCCTCAATTAGAATCAGATCAAAAAGTTGATGGACAGGGAAGAATAATAACATCTTTAAATAGAGCTAGACCCTTATATGCTAATCACAAATATTATCCTTTAAAAGGAGAAATAGTATTAGTAGGATCTTTTACAGGAAAAGATATAGATAAAGATACTTTTATGCCCTATTATTTTCCTAATCTTAATATTTGGAACCATTCACATCATAATGCTTTACCTAATCCAGATGTTTACAACCAAGAAGGAGATAAAAATAAAACAAGACAAGATTATACAAACACTGTTGGGGGTCTTGTAAGACATATAACTGATAAATCTACAGAAATACCCTTAGGATTATATTTTAGAGAACAACTAAATACAAAACCATTATTACCTTTTGAGGGCGACCATATTATAGAAGGTAGATATGGAAATTCAATAAGGTTTGGAGCAACAGCCCCTACTCCTAATGATTGGTCTACAGTTGGTCAAGTAGGAGATCCTATTACTATTATTAGAAATGGTCAATCAGATGAATTAGATGATAAAGGATGGGAACCAACAGTAGAAGATGTAAATAGAGATATGTCAACTATATATTTAACTTCTACACAAAAATTAGATAAATTTGTACCAGCATCTTTAAATTGGCAATCTTGGGGAGCTGAACCTACAGTAATCCAAGACCCTATAGAAGCATTATCTAATCCTCCTATAGAAACAGTTACAGAACCAACAGAAGTTGTAGAAGAAACAGATGAAACAGCATGGGGAAGTATGCCCGAAGATACAGGATCTGCACAAGTAAATGAAGAAGAAGATACAACAACTACACCTCCCCCACCTCCAGAAGAAGCTACAGGAGAAAAAGATGAATTATCATTGTATGATGAATTAATTGCAAGTGGAGATTATGATGAAGATGATTTTGAAGAAATATTATCACTTGAATCAGTAGGAGATGAAACTGATGTTTTTATTGATATTATAAATCCAGATGGATCTATTGTTCAAAGACCTGTAGAAATATCTCCTGATCAAGTAACTGAATCAGGTAATTTAAAAATACCCCTATTAAACCAAATGGATCCAAAATGGAAAGATGTAAAAACATGGTTAAATGGTTCATCATTAAAATGTGGACCTTCTGGATGTTGTTTAACTTCATGTGCTATGGTAGCAAGTTATGTATTAAATAGAATAGTAACTCCTTTAGATTTAATGGGACCTCGAAATAAAGATAAAGATGATAATACTCCTAAAGGATCAGGAGTGTTAGTAGAATGGAATAAAGTAGGAAATTATATGGGATTATCTTATACTCCTAAATATAAAAGTAGTAAACCTAAAAGCAAACAGGCTGTAGTAGATTATCTTGTAGCTAAAATAGATGCAAAAATTCCCGTAATATGGGAAAAACAACAAAGTGGGGTAAAAAGAAGTGGAAAATTAGATGGAGATTATTGTGAAAAAATAGTAGCATATGGACAATCTGGCGAAAAGAAAATTAACGCAAAATATGTTTTTGGAAATCAACATTGGATGGTTATATCAGGATATAATCCTTCAACCACAGGAGGGTTCCCAACATTTCAAGTTAGTGACCCTTCAGGAGCTGCTATGAGAATGTCAGTACCTATTGAACATCTTAAAAATACATTAGGAAGATTTGTAACATGGGAATAAAAATTTAAATTATGGAAAATCCAAAACAACCGTATGAATTTGAAGGTAAACAGGTAGTAATTAATTCTGATAGGTTATTATTTAATGCTAAAAGTGATTCTTTATTAGTATATTCTAATCAACATATGGCATTTAGTGCAAATAATCATATACATTTTGATACAGGGGATGAAGGAAATTTTGTTGTAAATTCAAATAAAATACATTTAGGTTTAGAAGAAGATAAAAACCAACCAGGAGAACATGCAGTTTTAGGAGACCAAACAGAATCAATACTAAACGAAATCTTAGAGATGTTAGAAAATATGATATATACTTTAGAATTTACTTATCCTCCTTACTGTCAAGCTCCACCAGTAGGACCTAATGTACCTGGAGGAACACCTGTATTTGATACAATTAAAAATGATATATCAATAATAAAAAAGAATATACCTCAAATTAAAAGTGATAGAGTTAAATTACCTACAGATAATATGTATGGTAAATCAGATACAGCATCTAGATAAAAAAATAATAATATGCAAGCAATATTTCAAAGATTATTAATACAAAACCAAAAAATTTTATCTAAAGTAAAACAAAAAGTTAAAGAAGAAGGTAATAAAGGAGTTTTAAAATTAAAAAATAAACTCCCTACACAAGATGAATTAATGGATAAGTTTACAAATAATGTTTGTACACAAGCTACTATTAACAAAAGTGAAAAAAATTATAATAAATTTAAAAATATAATTAATGGTATTAAAAAAGCATTAGAAGGTGCTAAAAAAGCATTAGAAGCTTTAAGAGATTTACTTCAAAAAGTATTAGATATAATAGCAAAAATAACAGCCCTTATAGCTGGTATAGCGGCATTAATAGCTATACTAAATGTAGTAGTAAATATAGCAAAAGTACTAATTAAGGGAGTAGGTATGCTTCCTGGAACAATTTCTTTCCCAGCAGGACCCTTAATTTTAGCTGATAAAGCAGCAACTGCAGCTGAAGGAGTTATTAAAATATTAAAAGCAGCAGCTAAATCATTTAAAAAAGCATTAGAACGACCTTTAAGTATAGCAACACAGTTTATGGCTATAGTAGTAGCAGCCATAGCAGCTTTATCTTTAGTTTTAAATTTAATTAACATGTTAATACAAATGTTAGAAACATTATTCCTAAATTTACTAAATAATTGTTCTACTTCAAATCCCGGAGGAAATAATGACAATTCATCAGGAACAAACACAGGAGGAGCTACTCAAAATATATTAAATGGTCAAACCCCTGAAGAATTCTTAGCAGATATGGGATATCCAGGATATGTTAATGATAATATACCTTTAGAAGAAAAAGACCCTTTTGATTATTCAGATCCTTTATCTTCTCTTTATGAAGCTATTTTACAAAACTTAAAAGATCAAGGCCATAATGAAATAATAGAAAAAATATATAATGCAAAGTTTCAAATGGTGGGATATAATAGATTTGGAGTTATGGGTAGTCCAGGACGTCCTTCTTTTACTGAAAATTTTGACGATAGAAGAGCAGATGATTAAAAAACAAACTAAATTTATATTTATAACAAACTAACATTACTTATATGAAAGCAAAAACTTTTGAAAATTTACTTAGAAAAATAGTTAGAGAAGAAATAGATTACTCTTTAAGAAGAGAACTTAAATCACTTAAAGAAGATTTACGTGATGAATTAAAACCAACTATTGTAGAACATAAAGAAAGAATGGTAGAAGTTCCGGAAACAGCAAAAAATTCTCTAAGAGAAAAAATTATGGGAAATGAACCTTTAAAAACAAAACCATTTAAAAAACAAAATTTCACAAAAAATCCAGCTTTAAATGATCTTTTAAATGAAACAGCTCAAGGAGATACAAATACTGAAACAACAATGGCATCGCCAACAGATCCTTTTGGTAGTTCAGGAGTATTACCAACAGAAGCAATGCCTGCTCCAGTACAAAATGTAGTAAAAAGAGATTATAGAGAATTAATGCAAGCGATAAAAAATAAAAAAGGAAGATAATAAATGGCAATAATACAAGACGTAGGACAGGAAATAAAAATAAACCCATTAGACTTAAACGATAATGTTGCTGTTGGTGTGGTATTTCCTTATAACGCAGATGCTGTTTTTAATCAATCTTTTACAACACAAGATCAAATAAAAAGCAATCTTATTAATGTATTATTAACAGAACAAGGAGAAAGAGTATATGAACCTAATTTTGGGGTGGGTTTAAAAAGATTATTATTTGAAAACCAAATAAAAGAAGATGAATTAGAATCTAGAATCAAAGACCAAGTAGGCTTTTATATACCTGAAATAGAAATAAAAAATATAGCAATAGAACTTATACCTGATGATCATACTTTATATATAAGATTAACTTATGAGTTTTTATTAAATAATGAAGTAGACTCAATACAACTTAATTTTAGATAATGGCATATTCAAAAATATCAAATAAAACACAAGATAAAGAAGTTAGATATCTAAATAAAGATTTTAACACTTTTAAACAACAACTAATAGAATTTACTAAAGTATATTATCCAAATACTTATAATGACTTTAGCGAAGGATCCCCAGGTATGATGTTTTTAGAAATGGCAGCATACGTAGGAGATATCTTATCTTTTTATACAGATACACAATTACAAGAAACATTTTTAGCTTTAGCTCAAGAAAAAGAAAACTTATATAACTTAGCTTATGCTTTAGGTTATAGACCAAAAGTAACAACAACATCTAACACAACACTAGATGTATATCAATTAATACCTTCAAAATACGCTAATAATGTATATGCTCCTGATTTTAGTTATTGCTTAAAAGTAAACCCAGGATCAACTTTTCAATCAACAGAAGGACCTATATTTAGAATAGAAGATAGAATAGATTTTAATTTTTCATCATCTACAGATGAAACAACAGTAAGTGTATATCAATTAGATGATAGTGATAACCCTACGTATTATTTATTAATC